ATTGGCCTTACCGATCGGGGAATTTTTAGAGTAATGCCAAAAATCCTAGCAGAAGCGCCAGGTTGGCATTTAGCAAACCAAAAGATTTGGCAGTCGAGCGATGATAGATTGAGGTGGTAGCTTGGTTGCGCGGTTAGCGCAAGCCAAGCATGCGCAACATTTTTAAAAATCCCTCACGTGCGGCGTTGTTCTCAAAACGGACAACGCCGTTACCATATAAACGCCCGATCTGGCGCGCAAACTTCCCTGCCGATTCAACAAGGTACATATTTGGTCTATGGTCTTCTGTTGTGAGCGAATACACCAAACCTCCTTTAGGCGCTTTACGATTTACATAAAACAATCCGTTTGAATTGTCAAGCCAAACCGCATATACATTTCCGCAATATTTAAAGCCGTAACGATATTTTGCGTTGGCGGTTTTCTTAGCAATGAACAGGTCATTTGAAGCCGCAAACTCATTGTCAATCATGACTTTTTCCAGTGCCGTACCAGCAATAACCTTGCCTACCAGCGTATCGCGCTCGCTTTGAGCAAATGCAGCGTCTTTAATGTGATGCAAAAGCACGGTTTTATTGTTATGCCAGGAATAGCCAGGCTTAGGCTCGTCTGTAATTCCAAGCCACAAAAACGCTGGATTGACCAGATCAACCGCGTTTGAAAGTAAATAGAGCTGGCAATCGTTGCGTTTACGTCCAATAGTTTTCCACAATTTAAAAAGCTTGCCCATATCGTCGTACAGATAACCTGGTGGCGTTTTTACTTCGCGGATATATTCGTCAAAAATAAGGCGTTTAACGCGAGGATACGCAGTTCCCTTGTAAGTGCCTTGCTTGCTTAATGCGAAGAAGTGGCAGCATATATGCCAATCTGGTTTAGCCTTGCCAGACGGCTTTTTAGCTATATAGCCGTGTTCTTTGTCTGTCTTAAAAATGTAGTCAGGGAATTCATCATGCTCTACTAGATCATCAAAGAAGTTTGCAGCAGCCTTTTTAAGCTCGGTTTCGTAACGGCGAACCCACCCGAATTCCTTACCGCTTTTGATAAATTCCTTTACACCTTGATACGTGAAACTATAGGTTTTACCAATAGAATTACCACCAACGGCAATGGTCATAGGCGCATTGTACGATAGAGTTTTCTCCATGTATTTCTGTAGGTAAAATTCACTCATTATAGATATCGTCTAATCCACCACGTACATCTGTTCGATAAATAATTAGCTGGGTCAGTTTTCAGCCACGGGCCTTTTGGATGGCTGCCGCCACCGTGTCCCATGATCTGCCCATTGCCAACGTATAATTCTACGTGACCAACGCCCGATTCATCGCTAGACCCTCCCCAACTGATTAGCACTAGATCAGCTAATCGCATCTGATCAAAGGGCAGGTTTTTACCCTTGCCATGCGTAATTAACGTTCCCTTGCTGCTCATGTCGCCAGTCCAGGTGCCGACATTGATACCAGTAATTTGCTTATAAGCAGCGTATATTGTAGAGCTACAATCTCCAACGCCACTGTTTACTGGATCGAGCCGCCCAGCTCCCTGGCTATATTGAAATTTGCCCTCCCAGGACTTATAAAGCTCAACAACCTTGCGAGCGGCATCGCTGCCCGTGTCGTTGCCCTGGTCAGTGGTGGCATTATCGGTGGTATTAGCATGCCCATTGACGTTTGCAGACGGCGCCCAAATATTAGGCCCCATTTTTTTGCAAACCAGTCCATTTGCAAAACCAGAAAGGCCAAAAATAACCAGTACGTTATTAATAAGTTGACAATAACTAACTTGGCTTGCTTGCTGCTCCGATTGTGTAGGCGAATCCCCTCCAGATTCAACACCACCGACTTGCCCGAAGTCAGGCGGCGCGCTGTTGCCGTCCCAATCCTTTAGCATGTCATATGTGCGGTTGTATCGGTTTTTGTACTTACCCAACACGCCGTTATTCAATACGGTGTTACGCATCGTTTCAAGCGTAGCATTACCCCCGCACGCTCTAAGCACCTGCCCCGCGCTGCGTGGGCTTTGGTGGTACATGCAAGCTGCGAATACAAGCGTTTGCGGCCTATCCTGCGATAGGCCGAACTTTTCCAATGCTGGAACATACTCGTTTTGAAATTGATCGAACCATTTTTGTTGCTGCGTTTTGTGGTTAGCGTCGCGCTTGGCGAACTCAACCCAGGCGTTGGCTTCGCTATCGGTCAAATATCGCGAAGTCCACCAATTCCAGCTATCCCCGTGAGCGTCCACGTCTGCGTCTAATTGAGGGGCCGCCGCTTTAAAAGCAGCGTACCCCTCGGGGTCACCAGTGCGCAGCATTTTTAGCAGGTTTGACGCGTTTTGCCCGTACTCCTGCATCATGCCTATAGTAATAGGATCGACGCGGTAGACTGCTCCCCAATTGTGTTCACTTTCTACCGCACCGATAACGTACATTGCATATAGTGATGTGTTCGCAAGCGTTGGCATTAGTTAGGAAGGGGGGTCTTATAATTGTACGAAATGTTGAGGAAGCCAAAATGAACACTGGTAAGCGTGGCATTTGACTTTGTCGGATCAAGATATATATTGCCATCCGTTCCTACGGCAATTCTAGCGCTGTATATCCCGCCATCTGATAGCAGCAGAAAACCAACACCAGGAATTTCTACCGCATTGCGTACAGCGCCTAGGGGTGAATCGGTTGTCAGCTTTGCCCCGTAAAATCCTGATAGTCCAGGAATTGCGGATTTAGATTTTGTACCTACAACGTCACCGATCAATTTGGCATGCTGCTTATCATCGGATACGTAAAGCACTGCGGTATAGTTTGAGTCGCTAAGCGTGTATGACCCAGACTTTGTGTAGGTTGCGGAGGCTGAAATACCGTTTTGAATTGTGTTGGCAAGAGTATAAGCACTATTTGCGCTTTGCTGTGCGTCATTAGCTGACGATTGCGCTGCAAGCGCGGTACTGTTAGCTGTTGCTGCCGCGTCGTTTGCTGTTTTAGCTGCGGCGCTTGCCTTGTCTGCCTCTGACTGGGCCTTTGTAGCAGTGTCTAGAGCAGTCTGCGCCTTAGTGTTTGCGGCAGAAATGTCGCCTTGCGTAGCTAGCGTTCCCATTGCCGAATCTGCCGCACTGGCGAGCGAGTTCATATCATTTACAATAGAAATGGGTGAAGCGCCATTAATCAATGGCAAATTAAAATTAGGTGTTGGCATTATAAATTCTCCTTATATCCGAGAACGCCGTTAGCGTCCATTTCGCCGTAAGTGCTAAAAATCATGGGCGTGTAATCATAACCAGGTTCTTTATCTTGAATTGCTGCCGCTGGGGTTATTGCGCAGTTCAAAGCATCATTAAACATTGCAATAAGTGATGCATCTTTCTTGCCTTTTTCGCAAGCGTTTTTAAGAACGAAACGACCGTAAAAGTCAAGCGAGAAATAGCAAACCTCATCGGTAGGCGCGTATTCTGCTGTAACCATTCGCCCTGTAGCGTCTTGAGCAGGGGCAGGGTAAAGCGTCGCGCCCTCGGTCATTGCTCCATCACGGTTTTCAAATGATCCATACGTAAGCGCGTCCAGATCATCATACGTTAGATATTGCGCAGTCTGTGCCGTGCCGTGTGCGGTAGCTTCGCCGATTCCTAAATAGTCAATGTCGGCATATGTTGCCGCGAAGGGGCGGCACGCGTCAAAAATTTGGCGGAATGCGACCTGGTGATAATCATAACTACCCGTGATTGGATTATGAACCAAAAATAAACCAGCGGTAATGTTTTTGATCTGCTCTTGCAACCGAGAATCTCCAGACTCCCAACCGCTTTGCAAGGCGTTAATCTGTCCTTGCAAATCAGTATCAAGATCGCTAATAGCTTTTTTCAATTCTTCATCATTAATGCCAGAATCATTAACCGCCATTAGCGCCTGGAGCAGCCAATTAATTTGATCCTCTAAACGGATTGCCCTTTTCCAGGAAGGCGGTAATGGGTACTGATAGCCTTTATAAGCAAAGTCTAAACCTGTTAGACCATCGAAAACAGCCATATTAAAATCCCTCATCATCGTAGAGTTGATTAAACAATGGCTCTAAGCCATTAAATACTAGGTATAGTGCATTGTCAACACTTCGGCGGCTTGTCCCTGCGTTCCTTTATGCGTGCTAGTGCTTTTTCCCTGGTCTGTTCCCTGCCCCGTGTTATCGGTTAGATTGGTAGCGTAATCCTTAGCGCCTGACAATTGCGCCTGCGGTGTAGCGCTGAAAATCTGGCGCGCGCTGCTGTTCGATTCAGACGAACTAATGTTCGTATCCTCGGTACTGTATGTTGACATAATGTCTAGTTTTTCATCGGCGAGCGCGGCAAAGATCGGGTTAATTACTGGCATCATCTCGCGCATACGTCGGTTTAGATATGCAACAAATAGAGCGGGGGTGTCCTGTGCGATTTTTCGAAATTCGAAATGATCATAGATTTTGTTTTGCAGCTCCTCGCGCTCGCTTTCGTCCCAAATAGGGTAGGGGCGTGCCGCGTCCCATAGGTCATTTCCGTACAAATGCACGACATCGCGTAAGGTCGGTGTATCGTCTGATATTAGCATTGTTTATTCTCCGTCAACTTCTTTATTAGGCATTACTTCGGGCGCTTCTGCTTCGCGCAAATGCGGCACCGACCACGATACATCAATAGGAGCGTCAAGGTATTCGGCAAAAACGACGTTAGCCACCTTGCAAAATTCCTTGCGGCACTTTAGGCGAGAATTGCGCATCAGCATAACCTGTTCATTATTTGATAAAACTTCCTGGGTATTGACGCGCTCGCGCTTATCGGTGTTGGCATTGTCAGCACCTAAAAAGGTAATGGCTTCATCGAGTATTCGCTTCTTTGCGTCAAGCAATTTATCAGCAACAAATGGGGCGTTAGTGTTCAAAACCTCATAGTTTACAATGTCAGTCATTCCGCTGTTCTGGCTGATAAACTGCTTATTGTTTTTTAGGTCTTTAATAATGCCCTTTTTAGTTGCCTTCGCTTCTTCTGGGCCTGTAATGATCCAAGGCGTTTTCTGCGCGCCTACATTAATATCAATTGCGCGGTCAATTGCAGCAAGGCGCTTTGCATAATTATTAATGAAGCCGCATAATGGGGTGCGCATCATGTTATCGAAAAGCATAACGGCATCGCGTGGCATAACCTCATTTTCGGCGTTTACCCAAAAATTACAATGGCGCTGCCAATATTGCCCAGCAGGTGAAAACAGGCTGATTTTATTTGGGTTGTAAAACATGTTGATGTTTTCAGCTGGCGCAGCCTGCGCAAAAAGTACGCCGCCGCTCTCATCGAACAAGGCGCCCATGCCGTAGTAAAGCATAATATATTCGATAGCACGTGGATCAATGCCAGCAGGCACGTTTTTCCAGGTAAAACCAGCAATTGCGATATTCTCTAGATACGTGCGCCAAAAACGATATTGCAATTGGTCGTAAGCTTGCGCACTGTCTAGCAGCACGTGCTTTTTACCTAGCATCAACTCTGATTCATCAATCCAAACGGATTGCGCATAATCTGGTAAGGTAGTGCTCATTATTTAACCTCTCTATCATACCCATAAATTCCTTGTATAGGCGCGTTATCCGCTCCGTAGGTGCGCCCAATATCGTCTGGGTTGCGCCATACGGTAACGCCTTTTTCAAAAATGCCACGAATAGCGTTTTTAACGCCTTCATCAGCAGTGGAGCAGATAATAGACGTATCAAGCATTTTCCAATACGTGTATTTCTCCATACACATAAAGTCCTTTTGCGGTACTAGATATTGCCGAATCGCATAGCCGTATTTCAGAAAGTAGTTACCCACAATTTCCTGCATCTGCGTGGTAATCGTTTTATATCTGATCTGAACGATCATCATACCATTTGACAGATTAAAACCATCACCAGCCATTTGCCCTGATTGGCTAGGCTGCGTCAGTGCTGCATCCTGAACCGTTGCATCAATTCCAGCAATGGCGTTCTGATAATCTCCCTTGGCTGCCCAGTCTGATAGGTTTTTGTTCTGGCCAGCAAATTGCCCAGCTAGTTGCTGGTTATTTTGGAACTGCAAATTAGATGCTACTAAATTAGTAGCTCCGCCAGCAACGCCCATAAGAACGCCTGCGGGGTTTCCAGCCATGCCGCTAGAAAGCGCAGACAATCCCATGTTAATGCCTTGCTGCACGTTGCTAATATCCTGGTTCGCCTGGTTGTTAGCTAGGCTTAATTGCGCCTGGTCATACGTCTGTTGATTGCCCACTAAACTTTTTTGCTGCGACCATCCAGCCGCGTTGTAGCTAAATTGCCTACGATTAGTGGTGCTTGCAAGGTAGTTCACGTATTCGTCATTGACGATTGACATTTGCGGGAAGTCTTGAAACCAGACCGCCGTATCGAGCCAATAGCCATAGTTAACTTCATGCGTTTTTTCGGCATATTGCCCCTCTGCATAGTCCATAGTATAATAGCCAGCTTTTCCGTAGCCAGAATCGCCAGCCGCTTCGCCGTAATGCGCAGGGAAAAAAGCAATTTTCTGGTATGGCGGTGCTGCGCAAGCCATTTGCTTTAGCGTCAATTTTTTATCATTGACCATTTCAGGCTTTAGCAATAAGGAATTACCTTGGTAATTTACAATTTCAATAACCGCGTAAGGGAAGCATTTTAACTTGTCCACGAATTTAAAATCAGCGTTCGTAAGTCTGCCTAGCTGGTCTAGAATTGGCTCGTCAGACGTAAAATACACGCCCTCGTCTGGTGTATCGCCTAGAAAGTGCGCAGCAATACCGTTTAGTGACACACTTGGGCCATCAGTCAGAACTGTTTTTGGAAATGCTGAAATAGAAACGATTCCCTTAGCTACCCACGGTGCGTCACGAACCTTTTTCATAAACTCCGAATAATCCCACGATTCAATTGCATATACATTGCAGCCGCTTGCTAGACCGTCAGTCATTTGCCCGTCAGCGGTTTTAAGTGATGGATTATCCCGTGTTCCCCAATCGGCTGCAAGGTCGGTATTGCTTTGTACGATAACAGCCCATTTTTTGGCGCTCAAATCGAACATTTCAGCGCTTGTAATTGTGTACTCGCTGCCCACGTCCAGCCCTTCACTTGCAACGCCAAAAATGCGCAATGCCTCCGCTGCATTATAATCGCGCGATTCCAACCGATTATGCAATGCTGCCATTGCCAAATGCCCGCGTTCGACAAAGCAAACGCCAAGGCGGAATTGCCATAAATACGTTTGGAAAACGTCGAGCTGCAAAGTAAGTGCCGTAGTTGACGGATTCGGCATAGCCGCTCCTTCGATAAAGTAAAAGAAGCGTGGCGGCGTTACGTCGTCGGGATCATCAGTTTTAGGATTATCAACAATTAGATAATTGTATGTGTATGCCTTGTGGAACGGCACATCAATATTGATAGGCTCATTCGGCTTCAAATACGTGTAATTATCTAAAACAATTGATTCGCTTTTGAGCGAATCAAAATATTCGTTTCTTTTCTCGGGCGATTCAAAAGAAACAACGTCTTTATATGAATCGTCCCACGCAACGCGGCAAAGCGTTACGCGGGACTGAATCGCCCAACTAAACGGTGTTACGTTAGTTGGCATATTTAGCACTCTCCCTAGGCTTTAGCTGCAAGGACAATGTTATCAGACTGCTTGTTGTCAGCGTTGGAAATTGCAGTAACCGTGATACTAGTGTACTTTGAATTGTCAGAAACATGCAAAACGCCCATACGGTCGATATACGTTCCCGTGTCGGGAAGCACTACATTCCAAACACCTGCGGCGGCATCTGCTGCCGTCTGACCAGTGATAATAGTATACGCGCGACCATCGGTAGACGAATCGGAATACGTTACAACGGTATCAAGCGCAATTTCTGCACCAGGTTCAACAACCTTGTTTTCTGCAACTGGATTATGCAATTTAACCTCAACAGCGGTAACTGTGCGAGAAGGCGCCGCCGTGATATTGCTCTCCTCTAACGTAGACAACAGCAAAGCATTGCGCATCGGCGAAGCGCTGTACACTCCCCAATGATGATAGTAATAATCAATATCAAGGGTTGCAGGATTGTAGATAGATGCACTCTTAATCTTGGTATCAGTGCACACGTAAAAATCGCGATCAATTAGCGCAATATCGGTGCCTGGGATATTAAAATCATCAATTACAACGGTTCGATCTGCGAGGAAGTTTGCTTTGTCCATGTTGAAAGAAGCTGCCAAAACCGATACGTCAAAATTTGCAAAGAATCGCGGCGTGCCTGTCAAAACCAGATCATCCGAAGTTACCTGCATACCTGCGTTGTTGTACTTGGTGTTGTAAAAGTTTTTCATCTGCAAATAATGTTCGCGCAAAACTGATGCAATGGTTTCACCAGCAACGCGCTTTTCATCTGCGGTAATGCCAGTAGCGAACATATCAGGAACGCGAATAGTAGCCATTCCCTCACCGTCGTGAACCTTGCGCAAAATATCGCGCATGATCAGGTATTCGTCGTTTTCGTCTGACTGCTGGGGGAGTGCAAGCAAACTATTTATAAATGCGGAAAGTTGGCCATCCTGAACGAAAGCCTCTTCGAGCATATCCTCATTAAGTCGCAGATCGTAGCGATCGCGGCGATTAACGCTGTGGTAAAAAGCCTTTACGTCTGGTTTTTCTGCACCAAAAACATTGGTGTCATTCGGATCATATGCCTTAGCCTTGATGAGGTTTGCGCCGATCTCCTGCACGACGCCACCATAGGCCATTGCGCCAGTTTTGAACGGCTTCAAGCGGTTTTCAAACGAATTGGTGCGGAAAAGAGTAAGGCCGATACGCTGAACAAGTACCTGGATGAACTCATTCCAAAGAAGAGAATTCTCCTGCAAAAGCGCAAACGCCTTAGTCAAATTGCTATCGGTAATCTCGGGAATGCGAGATCGATACTGCTCCGATGCATTGTTTCGCACGGCGTTAATAATTGCGGCATTGGATGCCGCTACCTTACTAGCTGCCATAATTAATTCTCCTTATCTGCAAACAAATCATCAATAGATTTCTCTGCAATTTCTTCCTGCGATTCCTCGCCCTCTTCACCATCACCATCAGCGGGAGCGGTTGCCGCAATCATCAACTCATAATTACGTGCGGCGGTTTCCTGGGAGCGGAGCTCTGCTTCGGTAAGCTTTTCCTCAAGTTCGGAAAGCCTGGCCTGCATTCCTGCTGAAAGATCGGCAACGCCTTGGGATACACTGTTACGCCATTCTGACAAATCTTCAATTTCGTCCATTGATAAAAGCTCGTCTAGCGTCATTGGTTTTCCTCCTTAATAAAATAACCCCTGGTCTATAGCCTAATAGGCATGACCAGGGGTTTTAAGGTCAAGCGCGGCAATTCCGCGAACGCTGATTAAAAAGCCTTGCACTGCTCGTTATGTAAGGATACCTCACGGTATTGCATTCCTTAATAACTACTTACCAGCGCAGGGGGTGCGCACGCCTAATTGCTTTATAACACTAACTAAACAATTTTGCAAACGTGTTTTTGCCTGCAATACCATCATCGCTAAGCCCGTGGTCGGCTTGGTACTGCCTAACAGCGGCTTTAGTTACGCTACCGAAAATGCCATCAAAACCGTTAGTGTCGTAGCCATTGCAGATCAAAGCGCCCTGAAGCACCTTAGTAATATTGCCCCTTGCGCCTTTGCGCACATTGACACAAGCCGCGCGGGTTTTAGGCCCCCAAATACCATCTACAGCAAGGCGCTTGCCAAACTGTTTATTCAGCTCGCTTTGCAAAACCTTTAACAAAGCGCGCTTAGTGTTTGGGCCGTAAATTCCGTCTTGCGTTGACCCTGCCCATGCCTGGACGTTCGCAACATCGCAATTTGCTGGAGCAGTCGGTTTAGGCGTTACCGTTTCGCCGCTTCCTGCCGCTATCTTACCCCAAGATTCGCGGCTAAGCTGCGCATAGTTGCGGTCAGTAGTTCCATTAGAAGAACTATACTGCCAAATAGTCCACGTTTTCCATGGATCTGTGCCGTATCTAAAACTAGGCATATCCCACGAATTGCGATAATCGGGATAACCAGCAAGCCACAACCCACAATCATCAGCGCAGTTTGCAGCCTGCTCACGCGCAGAAGCTTGTACATAGATCAAGCACCAAACGCCCGTCAATTCGTGGATTTTGTCCACAAACTTACGGCACCAGTTCGAATCACCCCACGACTTATTTTGGATTGATTCCCAATCAAGACAGGGGATACCGTGACCAAAATAACCACTGCACTGCTCATAGAAAAATTCAGCTTCGGCAATAGGATCATTACCGCCCGCGTAGTGATAGAATCCCCAAAGTTTGCCATCTGCTTTGCAGCGGTTAATAATAGCGTCGCACTGCCTATGCACATACGTAACGCCTTGCGTTGCCTTTACAATGACAAAATCAGAATCACGGTAGCAATTTTCAGTGTTCGCCTTAAATACAGAGCCGTTAAAATTGTCGTGGCTCGATACGTCAATGCCTTTAATCATCGTTTTTGTTCTCCTTCAACTTCAAAAGTTCTGCTAGTGGCGAATTGCTCAATTCAGGCGATAGCTCGCACAAATTCTCAAAAATTGAAATAGCTTCGGTGATAATCAGGTACACGCAAACGCCTCCAAACACCGCGTTAAATGACGTTGGCAAAAGGTCGTAATTAACCGCCAATTGACAACCATAACCAAGCGCCATTGCACCGATAAAACCAGCTTTATGCCACAAGCCTATACGCATTTTAGTACTGTCTAATTCCTTATTTTTGATCGCATTAATCACGCCTGATAGATAATCAGCCACGATAAAGCCTAGGCAAAAAACGGCGGCAATGCCGTCACTACCCAATATATCCATTCTGCCCCCTTATCTAATCGAAAATGGTCTTGGGGCAAGTATAACGCCGCCTTTTACGGCTTGGGGTACGATTTTCCACTTAGATTTATCGCGGTAAATTTCAGGCACGTTTTCGCATTTTTCAAAATCCGTGGTAAAGCCAGGGTGAAAATCTTCAATGCGCATAATCTGTTTAAGCGATTCAACCATTCCCGCGCAGGTGTAAGACCAGGGTTTTACAATCAAATTGCCGTTTTTGTCGTGCGTGTACTCCGCTTCTGCGTATGTTTTAGCGCGTAAGCAAACGCAGTCAGAAAAGGCGGCTTCTAAGTCCCAATAGCCAAGTTTTTTAGAATCAATCTGAATATCATTCGGTATTTCTGAACCAATAAAATGAATTGAATCGGTGTCAGAATATATAAAGCGATCGCCAAATTTTAGCGCCGTTCGAATAGTGTAATCACGCGCCCACGCCGTAACAAAAATTCCGACGGGCAAATATACGGGCCTACGCTCGGTTTCCTCGCCCATCACGTAATGAACAATACCATCAGAATCAAGACGCGGAACCTTGCCACGTACTTTAATTTTTTGCGCGTATTTTCCATATGCGTTATTTAACCACAGTTTCCAATTCATTCGTTCCCCTGGGCTTTTAGCATTCATCTTGCCAGCCATGCCAGCGGCAACATATTCCTTAAATAAGCCAGTCACGCCGCGAAAATAGTACGTATCGCCGTACGCTATTACGTCTAACGTGTAACATTCGTTTATCAATAGCCAATCAACATTAGTAAGCATCATAGTAATAGGCTCGTCAATATCGGTTTGATATTCGCGAGCGTTAAAAAATAGGCTGCCTTTAACCTGGATACATGGCAATTTGCCGTTTTTCAAATGCGCTGAAAAGGTTATCTCGCTAATCCATAGAGGATATTTTTCACTTTTTATTGGCTTACCAGGCTGCAAAAGCGGCTTACCGACTGGCAAGCACCTATCATGCATAACAAATGGGTAAAGCGAATTAACGTCAATTCGACCACCCTCTCCTAAATGCTTATTTACATGCACAGGGTTTGCGTACACGTATCCGCCTCGGTATGCCTTGCGGAGTATTGAATCTAGCTCGGGGTCAAGCTCTGGGAACTTCACGCGCCATTGTCGTTTTCCGAAAAGATCCTTTAGCGCTGCTAAGCAGTCTGCCCCTGTGGTTAGTTTTTCGCCTAATTCGAATCGGTGATCTAGAGCTTTAGCAAGGATCAAAACATCGCGGCGCAGATAATCCAATTCAAGCGCGGTTAAAATATGCCCTGGCTCACGAAAAATATCATAATCAATTTCACCTTTGGTCATTTCCAGGCCATACGCACCTGCGACATTTGCGAGCGTCATAGGCAGTTTTTTATAGCTATCGGCGATTTCGAAAGTAGAACATTCGTTAGTAATTTGCATATGATAGAATTTGCCCAAGCTATCCATTAACAAGGTAAATTCTCCCGCGCCTGGCTCGCGCTCCTCAGTATGCTTATACCCGTTTAACAGCAGCCAAGAAATAATAAATTTGGTGTCAAATCCAGCGTTATGAAACCAATAGCGGCCTGGATGATCGAACGCCCATGCCATAAATGATTCTATGCTAGTGCTATATTCGAATAGTTCATCTGCGTTGGCGCCAACTGGGGCAACCCCCCATGCCCATACGGGATTGACTGCGCAACCCTCCGCGCTCGTGTTGGTTTCAAAATCGGCCGCATATTCAATAATTTGCTTTTTCATTTTCCGATAAATTGCAAAAGTTCTTTTAACGCCGTTTCGCTTGCGTTAGATTCACCAGCGCTAGGGGAGCGGTAACCCTCTTCATACTCGGTTTGATATTGCCAAGTATCAACCAATACGCCAAAATCAGTATAAAAATGCAGATATGCCATTTCATCAGCTGTCAATTTTGAAAGCTGCTTCAATAGTGTTTCGTCTATATCGTTGTCGCTTAGCTTGTTAACAACGGCTTGCTTGTAATGCAAAAGCCTATCAGTATCAACCGCGGAAATAAGGCGCGATTTGATTTTCTCGTAGCTTGATTTTGCACCTGGTTTAAATTCCGTCTCACGAATTACAGGCTTGATAGCACTAAAACGCCCGTCGTCTATTGCGTATTCCATAGGCGATTCCATGAAGGCAATATTTCGAACTTGCGATTCGGGTATCTTATTCAAAACAGATTCGCGAATGTTTTTAAGCCGAGCGGCATTTTCCGATCGAATAACGTTTAATTCAGCTTCTTCCAAACGACGCTGCCAAAGCTCGGTACTCATGATGGGCGTTCCTTCGCGCTGAATTACAACCTCGGTACCTTTATTAAATGCATATGCGTTCTCACGTGCGTTAAATTCGCGCAACTTCTGGGCATACTGACGTTTTTCAACTGCGCTCATACCTTTTAACTCCGCCGCTGGAATTACTGGATTAAAAACGGCTGAAATTTGCGCATTGATTGCGCCTTTTTGTCGCAAGCGGTATAATTTATTTCGGGCATTCTTCTGTAAGCGCGACACTTCTTTGTCTAGCTCGGTTCGCTTCTTCATTGCCCACTCCTAATCTCCTGCCCCTCCTAGTGAGGGGCATTCTTTTAACAAAAAGGGCGGCATAAATGCCGCCCTTAGATTTTACCGCATTTTAGCCAATGAGCTTAAAAGTAAGCATTGAACCAAGACGAACCTTACGGTTAATAATCTCGATCGTTGCGGGGTTATCCTCATCAATAACGGGGCGAATTGTCTTCAAACGCTGCAATGCCTGATAAAGGCCAACAGACTGCGCTTCATACGTTACACCGTCTGCGTCAGTGATGACAATATGCGGACGGTTTTCAAGCTCTCCAGTAAGCTGATTTAAAGCTTCAATCGGTTCCACAAGCCAGGCCGTCATAACGATAGTTTTGCCTGCAAAGTCTGAAAGCTTGTAATCAGATACAACACCCGCGTTGAAAGCAGCGATCTGGCCAGCTTCGGTAGACAGATCATACGATGCTGCAAAACCATAATTTGCGTTACCAGTAGCGATTTCGGTTACTTCAGCGGTTGCAATTTCCATGTCATTCATTTTCATTTCACCTTAATCAATTTCTTTTGAATCAAAACATTTTGCAGATGAATAGAATTCATCTAACGGCATAACATATACCTTGCTAACCTGCTTTGGGCTACGGATTGAAATATCTTCTCCAAACTCCTTAACAGCTAGATTAAAGATACGCGACATGCCAGCGGCAGCAGGGTATTCACGCGTGGCGATCTTTTTACCGTTTCGGCAAATGTCGCAAGAGGTAACGTTCTTAGTTCGCCAAACGTGCTTAGCCTTTGTTACACGCAATTTTGGTCACCTCCTTTAGACTCGGTTCGCTCTAGTTCCTTTATCTCTTCAGCGATTATGTAAATTAAATCGCGT